TGGAGAAGGCGAAGGCTCTCAGACTCCAGACGGAAACGATGGAGAAGGCGAAGGCTCTCAGACTCCAGACGGAAACGATGGAGAAGGCGAAGGCTCTCAGACTCCAGACGGAAACGATGGAGAGGGCGAAGGTATCCAGACTCCAGAAGACAAATTCACCGAGGAAGAGCTGAAAGAGAAGTCTATTAATGATCTCAGAAAGATTGCGAAGAATTCTGGCATTGTTGGATTCATGAATATGTCCAAGGAGACATTAGTAGGAATCATTGTAGCTTCACAGGAGTAAAAATATGAGCAACTTAGATACTTTCAAATTACTAACAGGCTGTGATGACGAGCAGCTAGCCAATTTGCTCCTTGAAAGAGCAGAAGGTAGGATTTTATCACTTTGCAATAGAACGCGCTTAAATTCGATTCTAGAGCCTCTAGTGGTAGATTGGGCAGTTGTAGTTTACAACCGATTAGGAACAGAAGGTGAGAGCTCAAGAAGTGAGGGCGGTATATCAGCATCATTTGTTGAGATACCTGCTGATATGAAGAGAATTATTGAAATGAATAGGATTGCGAGGGTTGGCGGTCATGCATATGAAAAGAAATCAGATGAAGACATACAATCTTAGAAGGCGCATTGTATCCAAGAACGCAGAGGGTGGTTCTCACGAATCCTATGAGGATGCGGTAGAGATTAGAGCCATAATATGGCAAGCCTCTGGCGAGATGGATATTAAAGCCTATGGAGAGAAGGTTAATTACATTAAGCACATGCACTATGAAGGCAGTGAAGTCATCAAAGAGGGTGATGGAATATGCGTCAATGAGCCTGCTAGTGAGACACCTGACTACATAGTCAAATCAGTAAATGCAGACTTCATGCCTATTCAGATTGAATTGGAGGCGCGGTAATGAGTGATATCAAAGGACAGAAGAACCTTAACCGTAAGTTAGACAATATATCAGACCTTACACCAGTCTTAGAGGCTGCCATGAAAAGGGAAATCAGAAGGGTGCGAAATGCAGCAGTCACTCTGTGCCCTGCAAATCATGGAGAGTTGAGGCAATCTATCCGAACCGATGTCACCACAGAAAGAGATGCAGTTATCGGTATCTGTTATACCAATAACCAATACGCAGCGTATGTTGAGTTTGGTACTGGTCCCAAAGGAGCTGCTAACCATGCAGGAATATCTCCGAATGTACATCCTACGTATGTGCAAAAGGGATGGTGGTTCCCTGGTAAAGGAATTCCACCGCAGGATGCCGACAAGTATCACTGGCCAAAGATTGAGACAGATGAAGGAACACCCCTGTATTTCACAACTGGCCAAGCTGCACAACCATTCATGTATCCAGCTCTCACCCAGAATGAAGACATAATAAAAAATAATTTGGCGAAAGCCTTAAGGGATGGTATTAAAAAAGGAGCGAACAAATGAGAAATGTAAAGGCAGAGGTATACAAAGCCTTAGAGGACGCAAACATCACCGAACATTTAGGAGATGGTTATCCAAAAGAGGAAGTGAAGGATGAAACTATAGTCATGTATGCAGAGGAACAAAACTCTGTGTATGAGCGAGTAGGGAACGTGGAAAGTAAAACCATGCTAGAATACCGCATTGATATATGGGATCCTGAGAGCACTTCTGAGGTAGCATGCAAGGTGGATGATGCAATAGCTGCACTAGGCCTTGTGAGAATAATGTGCCAGGACGCAAATGGAGACCCTTCTGGATGGAAACACAAAGTCATGAGATACAAGGGAATCCTTGATTTAGACAATGACCTAATCTATTGGAATATTTAAGGAGGTAGAAAAATGTTAGCAAACGGAATTAAGCTCTCTTACAAGCAGGCGTCAGGTTCGGCTTTTACAGAGCTTCCTGATCTTAAGGAAGTACCTGAGATGGGTGTTGAGCCTGAGAAGGTTGAAAACACTGGTTTATCTGACAGTGTCAAGCAGTATGAAATGGGAATTGGAGACGCTGGCGACCTTGAGTACAAGTTCAAGTATCGCAACGATTCAGCAAACTGTCCTTATAGAGTAATGAGAGGCTTTGAGGATAGCAAGGAAGTTATTACTCTCAAGGAAGAGTTCCCTGACGGAACTACATTCACGTTTGATGCTCAGGTATCAACAAAGATTTCAGGTGGCGGTGTTAATGGAGTGCTTGAGTTCACTTTAAAGACAAGTCTTCAGAGTGACATCACTGTAGGTGATCCAGCTTAAATTGCACCGGTGCAAAAATAATATTAGGAGGAACGGACAATGGGATTATTTGATAAAAACGTAAATACAGAGGAAAACCTCACAGAGAATCAGGAGACTGAGGAAAACGCACCTAAGAGGATTCCTTTTCAGACTTGGCAGGTAGGAGATGAGACTTATCGCCTTAAGCTGGATGCAGCAGGGATTGAAGAGCTTGAAATGAAGTTCAAGACAAACCTTTTGAACTTGTTAGGTGATGGTGGCAGTATGCCAGCCCTCAAGGTCATGATTGATGTAGTCCATAGAGCGGCCCAGAAGTATCACCATGGGCTTAAGAGAGAGGCAGTACTTGAACTTTATCAGAAGTACATCGATGAGGGTCATAGTCAGTTGGAGTTCTACCTTCAGGTATTTATGGGGGTATATAGAGCTTCGGGTTTTTTCTCAAACTCGATGGACAAGACGATGGCAAAAGCCCAGAAGACAGGGCTGGAGATTCTTTAAATAATCCACAACTCACCACACTAACAGACCAACTATACGAGTGGCTGTACCCAATGTTTTTAGACATGGGGTACAGCCACGATTTATTTTGGTCGCTTAGTATCGCAGAAATATATGACTACATCAAAAGCGAGGAAAGAAAACAGAGGGTTAAAGAGGCTCAAAAGAAGGCAGATTTGAAAGACCTGATAAATATCTTATGGAATCAGAATATGCAGCTTTTGAATATGTATAGTGCGAGTCAAAAAGATTCTGACGTGGAGCTGGTAAAGCTCCATGAGTATTATCCTGACCTATTTGAAGCACCAGCTGAAGAAGGGCAGATGAATTTTAAGATGGAGCTGTACAAAGCCCAGTTCGCTGACTTTGCTAGTAGGCATAATGCGAGGATGAAGCAAGGAGGTGAGAATAACGGAAGGAATGACACTTGAGACTCTTCAGGTAATGATAAGAGCCGAAATTGAAGAATATCAAAAATCAATGAAGCAGGTAAAAGCTGAAACAAAATCAGCCATGACATCTGTTCAAACAGCCACCTCTAAAATGAAAAGTGCCTTTAAGGGTGTAGCTAAAGCTATCGGCATTGGTTTGTCTGTCGCGGCTTTAATAAGCTTTGGTAAGCAGTGTATAACCCTGGGGTCTGATTTAGCAGAAGTTCAAAACGTCGTAGATGTTACGTTTGGGGAATGTGATCAGGTAATAGAGGATTTTGCCAAGAATGCTGCTGAACAATTTGGATTATCCGAACTGTCAGCCAAGAAATATACATCTACTATGGGCGCAATGCTCAAATCTATGGGCATAACCGGAGCGCAGCTTGAGGAGATGTCCACTCGGTTAGCAGGTCTAGCTGGAGATATGGCATCATTCTACAACCTGGATACGGACGAAGCTTTTGCTAAAATTCGTTCAGGAATCTCAGGCGAGACTGAACCTCTTAAGCAGTTAGGTATTAACCTGAATGTTGCAAATCTTGAACAATTTGCTTTAACACAGGGCATTAAAAAGTCCTATAATGCTATGACCCAGCAAGAGCAGGCATTGTTGAGATACAACTACTTGCTATCTGTAACAGCTGATGCTCAGGGCGATTTTTCTCGTACATCAGATTCGTGGGCTAATCAGACACGTATCCTAGCACTTAGATTTGAGTCGCTTAAGGCATCAATTGGCCAGGGCTTGATAAATGTATTTACACCTGTAATCCGAGTGCTAAACATGGTCATTTCAAAGCTACAGGTTGCTGCAGATGCATTCAAGCGGTTCACTGAAATTGTTATGGGTGTGAAATCAGCTGTTCCATCGTTTGCAGGAGTAAACAATGCTGTGAGCAGTGCAGCAGATTCGGCTAATGACCTGACAGGTGCAACAAAAGCAGCTGGTTCAGCTGCAAAGAAAACTAAAGAAGCATACAGCGGCTTAGCAGGATTTGATGAGGTCAATACTCTCCAGAAGAGCGACTCATCAGGCAGTGGCGGTGGTGATTCAGGACTAGATGCAGGATTAAGTGATACCTCAGACGCTGCGTTTGCAGCAGCAGAGGAAACTGAAAATGCATTAAACCCAGCCCTCCAAAAAGTCATAGATAAGCTTAAGGAAATCAAAGAGCTTGCAGTTGAAGGATTTTGGGATGGTTGGGGTAACACAAGTCTAAAACCATTACAGGATTCTTTAAGTAGCATCAAAAGAAGCGTTTTAGATATAGCGACAGATCCAGAGGTATTAGGCGCAGCTGATAGCTGGCTTAACACATGGACTTATTCTATGGGGCAAAAAGCTGGTGCTATTGCGTCTATGGGAGTAACGATTGCCACTAATTTGGTTGGCGGTGTTTCAAAGTATCTAGAGCAGAATACCCCAAGAATCAAGGACTACATCGTTCAGATGTTTGACCTTGATTCTGAAATGAACGTAATGAGTGGAAATTGGTATAAGGCAATGGCCAATATCTTTTCAGCGTTTGGAGGAGAAGCTGCTCAACAGGCTACAGCAAACATAATCGGTATCTTTGCCGATGCTCTGATGGGCTTTGATTTGCTCACAGAGAAGCTTGCGGTTGACATCATGGATGTGTTGACCAGACCATTCATAGAGAATCAAGAGGGCATTAAGACAGCTCTTGAGGGAATCTTAGAGGTAGTGGAGACTGTCACAGGCTCAATCAAGCAGGTGGTAGATGATTTTGTTGACACGGCACTTGCAGTATACGATGAGCACTTTAGTCCATTATTTGATTCAATAGCAGGTGGTTTATCCGATACACTGGGAATATTCCTAGATGTTTGGAATACAAACATTAAGCCAGCTCTTGATGAAATAGCAGCTAAGCTTTCAGAATTACTTGAGGAACACGTAACGCCATTACTTGATAAGATGCTGGAGTTTGCAGGTTCTGTGGCTGACGCCTTAAAGGCACTGTGGGAGGGTGTTATTAAGCCTCTAGTTGATTGGATTATCCAGAATATAATCCCAGTAATAGTGCCTATTATTCAAACTATATGGGAGACTGCATCAAATGTGATTGGAAACATCATGGACATTATCGGTAGCTTGATTGAGGTTATATCAGGAATCATCGATTTTGTTGTGGGTGTATTCACAGGAGATTGGAATAAGGCATGGAATGGTATTAAGGAGATTTTTGAGGGCGTATTCAATGCAATTAGTTCATTCATCAGACTGATTATGAATACCATAGGCGGTGTAATCTCTGTAGCCTTACAGACGATTAAAGCAGTATTTTCAACCATCCTAAATGCTATTAAATCCCTGGTATCTACAATCTTCAATGCTATAAAGACTGTAATCAGTACAATCTTGACCGGAATTAAGACAGGCATATCTACAGCCCTTAATTCTATCAAGACAATATGGACTACAGTATGGACTAGCATGAAGACAACTGTCACAACTATTTTTAATAGTATATGGTCAGTAATAAAGGGAGTCATTAACTCAATCTTAGGTGGAATTGAGTCCATGGCGAACGGTGTTATAAATGGCCTAAATTCAATGATTAGAGCAATGAATAGCCTAAGTTTTGATGTCCCAGACTGGGTACCAGAAATAGGTGGAGAAACCTTCGGCTTTAATATATCGGAGCTTTCAACTATCTCGCTACCTAGACTTGCAAAAGGCGGTATTGTTGATGGTGCTACACCATTGATTGCTGGCGAGGCAGGTCGTGAGGCCATTATTCCTCTTGAAAATAACACGGGCTGGATTAACGAGCTAGCATCACGAGTTGGAGAAATACTTTCAGTTAATATCATGGGAGTATTAGAGGAATCTGGACGTAGTGAGCCTATACAGGTTACTACATATATTCAGATGGACGGAAAGACAATAGCCACACAGGTGGACAAATACAAGAATAGAGCTGGGTACAGTATGCATCCGGCTGGAACATAAGGGAGGGATAACATGGCGAAAATATCAAATATTTTGGTGATTCAGGGTGTCTCCCTCCCTGAACCATCAAAAATGGACCAAAGCGACTATGACTTATCTGATTCCGAGCGTAATGCAAATGGAAAAATGATTGCAACTATCATCAGGGAGGATATCCACAAGCTGGAATGTCAGTGGAATCTCTTAAGGCCTGATGAGTATGCAGTAATAAGAGAGGCAATCAAAAAGAAGTTTAGTTTAGAGGTCACTTATTTTATAGCAGACACAGGTGAACGTGGAACACTCTCCATGTATGTAGGAGACAGAACAACCCCAGTATATACATACGAGAACGGTAAGCCAGTGTACAAAGGTTTTAAGACCAATTTCATTGAAATGTAGGTAAGCATATGCAGTATGTAAGCAAAGAATACAAGGCAGCTATGAAAGCTGCAATGAGAAAAAGAGCATACATAAAGATTAGCCTAGGTCTCATCAATCAGGAAGCTCAGGCTTCAGCTAGGGTTGAAAGTGGACCATTCACGTACTATTCAAATTCCATTTACCCACTAGGGCAAGATGAGAAGGTTGAAAAAGTCTATGCAACTTTCGAGGAAGACTTTTCAAAGGTGGATGGTTCAATGTACTTTTTGCCTCGCAAAGGAAGCAAACGAAGTTTGTATAATCAGGGGCTTGTAACAGAGTCAATTTGCACCGGTGCAACTCAGCCAGGTATCATATTCAAATTTAGCACAGCTGACCCTTTGGATATAAAAGGTATAACTCTAGAGTTTGGCGATTCTTATCCGAGTGAATTTGTTATAGAAACAGATGAAGAGACAAACACTTACACCAATGATTCTAAAGTGTTCAGAACAGAAGATGTTTTTAATAACACAACGTTTATTCATATATATGCCGTAACTATGAATAATGGAAACGACAGATTTAGGCTGAACAGCATACTGTTTGGTATTGGAATCACCATTGAGAATAATAAGGTGATTTCAACAACCCAAAAAAGCACGTTATCGCCTATTTCTGACAACCTGCCATGTGTAGATTTTTCTGTCACTGTAGAGAATTTAGACCATTACTACAATGTGGATAATGACGACAGTGCAATCAACTACATGGAAACGGGTCAAACAATGACCTTATACTACGGTCAAACGTTGTATGATGGAAGCATATACTGGGTTAAGGGCGGCACTCTTGCAATGAAAGAATGGAGCTCTGACGACTCCGAGGCTAAATTCGAGGCTGTAGATAGATTTGAATATATGCAGGACGAATATCAGCGAGGTCAGTATTACCCACAGGGGATTACAGCATACAACCTGGCTATCGATGTGCTTGTGGATGCTGGTTTAGCATCAGACGAATACTGGATAGACCCATATCTGCAGCATGTTATGATTTACAATCCGCTTCCTTCGGTAAAGCATAAAGAATGCTTGCAGCTCATAGCAAACGCTAGCAGGTCCATTCTAATGCAAAATCGAGATGGGATGATTATTATCAAGTCTTCATTTGAGCCTGACAAAGAGGTATCTGTCAACCAAGTGGCTGAGTACGGAGAGGTCAGCAATTTGCTTGAGGAAAACGAGTACAACGAGTACGCATCCTTCGAACGCAATTATTCAAGAGTGGATGGTGAGCAGTATTTTATCCCACGTGGGACAAACTATATTGCAGCAGGATATGTGAGTGCGTCCATAAGTAATGATGAAGGCTATTTTGAAGATAACCCAATTATCACAATACAAATGGAAAGTGCATACACATTTCACAACCTGACACTGCTATTTGGCACAATACAGCCTGTAGAATTTGTACTAACCACGTATAACAATGGAGTCAAGATTAAGAGCTTTCCATCAAGAGCTATAGATGAGAAGACGATTGTATATTATGACTTCATAGATACCGACAGGATTGATATTGAATTCACCAAGGCTGAACCTCACAATCGAATACACCTCAAACGAATAGTATTTGGTGAAGCAACAGACTATGAAATAACATACGATGAACTCACCAAGACACCGCACGGCACAAAGCTTGAAAAGATAAAAGAGCTTAGAGTACAGCGCACTATCTATTCAAGAGGTACAGAACAAAAAGACCTGACAACGGAAGAGATAACACTTGCAGCAGGGGTTCAGGCTGAGTATGAGTTCACCTTCAGCAATGCTGTACATGACTTGACGGTACTGACAATGATTGAAGATGCAGCAGTATCTTACGGAGCTACCATAGTCGACAGCTCTTCGTACTGGTGCAAGGTCAAGATAGCAAGCCCACCAGCTACAGATACAGATGTTACCCTTACCATACGTGGCTATGAGTTCAATCTAAGTTTGGCCACAGAGAGCATTCAATTGAACAATGCAGGCTCAATCTTGCCTTGGTCTAATCCACTGATTAGCTCGAAGGAGGACGCGGAAAATCTTGCTGAATGGATTGGAAATTACTACAGAAGCAATAACCAATACGAGTTGACTTATCGAGGGGATTCAATATTAGATCCGAACGATTTAATATTCCTTCAAAGTCAATATAATGATGAGCTTTTAGTGAGACTCGAAGAGGTTAGTTTAGATTTTTCGGGAAGCTTAAAAGGAAGACTAGTAGGAAGGAGGGTGGTTTGATGGAATGGCTAACCCCAAAAACGGACTGGGCACCTTCCACTGATGCCCAAGGTAAATATGTGGGGGATTTCCTCAATATCGAGGATTACAATCGCATCAAGAATAATATAGAGTTCTTGGCACACCTTGCGAGAAGCTTCTGGCCAGTAAAGGTCAAAGCGATGCCAAACAAGGCACATGAGGAATATCCTTACGCTGATGAAATCAATCAGATTTCAGACAACCTGGACGAACTGAATAGGTATGTAAATTGCAATATAGGCACCAAAACCGAGTATTCGGAAAATGGTGCCTATATCAATTTTGAAGATTTAAATCGAATAGAAAGCGCCACCTTAGATATATATGAAAGGCTACAAGTTCTCTATTCAAAGCCTAAGCATTTGCCATACAGGTTGGGCGCCGAGTATTGGCCACTCAAAAATCCAAAGGTTAGAAAGATTGGTAGGACGCATTTGCCATTCAAGCTGGGCGCAAGATTGGGCGGAGCGTACTATCCATTCAAGATGCCAGATACACCTGATATTCCAGAAACTAAACAAAAGAGGCTACCATTCAGACTAGGGTCTGAATACTGGCCTTTTGAAAATTAAAGGAGGATAAGAGAATGGGAATTTTAAAAACAGATTATGTCGATGACGTAATTAACACAGAGCTTGCATCAGATAGAAAATTCTCTGAGGTTGACAATGGGGACGGAACTAAATCATATGAGGACCAGACACCATATGCAGCTCAGGGCGATGACTACGGTGCAAAACAGATTAATTTTGAGAACACGCATTGTAATTATGCAATCGAGTCAGCCGACCGCATGTATGAGGGTGTAGACCTCACAGTGGAGTTCGCAGAAGAGATTGCAGAGTATGACAATGTATGGAGATGGCTTAAGGCGAGAATATCAGCCCACAAGCTAGACGGTATCCACGTTGAGGATTATATCGACATCTACATGGGTTCATATCAAATCAGAATGCAGGTGGCTGGTATCAATACATACGAAAAAACCACTGATCAGGAGCTAGGATACCACATCGATTTTATATCAAAGGATCTATATCCTGAGACTGTGAAATGGAATACCACAAATAACAATAATGGTAATGCTACATCAGCACATCCATATTTGGTATCGAATTTGAAGACTTTCTTAGATGGGCTGGTATCAAGCTTGCCTTCAGAAGTTGCTTCGGTAATATCAGAAAAGAGATTCTTGCTGGAGTCAAGATATTCAAGCTCAGGAGCGTTGACAGATTCAAATTCATGGGCTTGGCAAAGTCTTGGTAAATTATGGGTACCATCTGAATATGAGGTATTTGGCTCGCTTATTTGGGCTTCAAAACCTTTTGGTGCTGGTCAGGCTGTTCAGTATCCTATTTTTGCCAATAACTGGAAAAACAGAATCAAGGGTGCTGGTCATAATGGCGCGAGAGCCTTCTGGTGGCTTTTGTCTGTGACGAGTGGCCACTCCACTTCCGCTTGCCTTGTCAGCGGCAACGGCTTTGCCAACCACTACATCGCTTCCTACGACTTGCGCGTGCCCGTCTGCTTCCGAATCACAGAATAATCAAGGAGATAATCACCAGCCCATCCCAGGGCTGGTGATAGTTTTTATACAACATGAGTGTACTAGCAAGATTGAGGGGAGATTCCCCATTAGAGATAGAAGATTTAGCGAGCAAGATTCAAGGCGAGGCGACAAGACTCGTATGGAACACGAACAATGTCCCGAAGGCGTGGCGTGAAATATACTCCAAGCCAATGATTAGAATAACAATGAGACTTAAAAGACACATTAGAAGGGCAAATAAAATACGATGCACCGACAATGGGCTTTTAGCAAAAAGAAAAAATCTTGTGAATGAAGCCATAAATGATTTGGATGACATGTTTGCAATAATAGACTCAATAGCGGACACGCTACCAATCAAATGGGATAAATTCGATAATCTTCTAAAATTAATGATTACCGAACAAGGTAAACTACAAAACTGGAGAGATAATACTAGAATAATTAAAAAATAAAAATATCGGTTATTTGCTGCATATCGAGCCGAGAGCCAACTGGTGGCTTTTGTCTGTGACGAGTGGCAACTCCACTAACGCTTGCAATGTCAACAACAACGGCAATGCCAACAACAACAACGCTTCCAACGACTTGCGCGTGCCCGTCTGATTCACTGTCATAACGATTCGTCGTAGTAAGCCAATAAGGCCGAAATCATAATCTGACAGAGGAAGGAGCGAATGACCGTCACATTATGTGTAAATATCTCTACCTCATCTTATACCCATGGATGAGGTTTTATTGATATGTTCAGGTGAACGCTGCTTGCATGGTATAAGGTTGGCGCTATCCCTTATATTTCATACCTGGAACATTAAGCAGTTAGAATAAGTGCCAAACACTGTACAAGGAGGAATTGGGTAATTAATGACTAGCGAGGAGAGACATAAAGCAAGATATGAAAGGAGGATTAAGAAAAGGGCGGAACGCAAAAGAATAAGGTTATCGCAATATGATAATTTTGAGAACGTTGCAAATTATGACGCCCTATATAATGCATATAAACAAGCCAGAAAAGGCGTTTCATGGAAGGCATCTGTTCAAAGATATGGAATGAACCTAAGCAAGAATCTTTGCAGCCTGCGCAATGACTTATTAGCAGGCAAGGATGTACGAAAGGGATTTATCCCGTTTGACATTATGGAAAGAGGAAAATTAAGACATATCCAGAGTGTGCATTTTGCTGAGAGAATACCGCAAAAGGCTCTTTCGGTAAACGTACTTGCGCCAGTTCTAGAGAACAGCCTTATATATGACAATGGTGCATCTAGAAAGGGCATGGGAATTAGTCATGCAGTAAAGAGAACAGAAAAGCATCTCCATGAATATTATCGAAAATACGGTAATGAGGGATATGTACTACAAATCGACCTGAAGGATTATTTTGGAAGCATTCCACATGAAGGAATGAAAGAGCTTCTCAGAACTAAATTTGAAGACGAAAGAGTTATAAGGTTGACAGAGAGCTTTATAGATGCATTTGCTGAAGAAAAAGCAAAACGTCTAGGAGGAAGCATAGATGACCACAAGGTTGGTTTGGGGCTAGGCAGCGAAATTTGTCAAATATGCGCTATCGCATATCCGAACTCAATAGATCACTACATCAAAGAGCAAGAAAGATGTAGATGGTATGAACGATATAATGATGACAGCATAATATTTAGCCCATCTAAAGAACGATTAAAAAGCCTTTTGAAGAAAATTGAAAAGCTGTACAACGAGAAGGGAATCAGACTGAACACAAAGAAAACTAAAATTGTGAAAATCAGCAAAGGATTCACTTTTCTGAAGACAAGATTCATATTGATGGAGACGGGCAAAATAATCAAGAAAATGTGCAGAAAGAGCATCACAATCATGCGCAGAAAATTGAAAAAATTCAAAAAGTTCTATGATGCTGGAGAGATGAGCCTGGATTACATTATCATGTCATACCAATCATGGAAAGGATATGCAAGCCATAAAAATGCTAATAGGACCATATATAGCATGGACAAGCTGTTTGAAACATTGTTCAATCTTAAATTAAAGGAGGTAATGTGAAATGCCAGAAACAAGAAGAAATGAAATTGAAGCTGAAATCAGAGCACTAGAGCAATTAATTAGCCAGCACGACTACATCGGGGTTAAGATTGCTATGGGCAGAGCCACAGCTGATGAGTATGCAGAAGAGATTGCGCAGTCTAATGAATGGGCTGCACGTATTGATGCTTTAAGAAAGGAACTGGACGAAGCGGCAGAATGACAGAAGAGGACATAGCTAGATTATCCGTCCCAGAGTTAAGCGAATTGATTAAACGCCTGACCGAGGAGATGGAGCTGCGATATTTGTTTAAAGAGGCGTGAGCCTCTTATTTTATTGGAGGAAAGAATATGAAGTATCAGATAGTAATAGCGGCTTATCCAGCCCACGACAGCAACCTAATCAGAAAAAGAAAAAATCGGCTAAGCGAGTTGGTACAGGTTCATGTCGAAAAAGATGGGCAGTATGCGTATCTGGTGAGCGAAGAGATGGGTTCAAAAGAACTGAAGGCAATTCAGAAGAAACTCAAATCTTCTGGCATAAGGTATACAGTCAAGAACATAGAGGAGGAAGAATAATGGAAATGTTAAAGCAAATTCTAACACGCCCCAATCTGTGCTTGATTAGCGGGGCAATAGGCAGTATCATCACATACTTATTTGGAGGGTGGACAGAAGGCATGCAGACATTAGTAGTATTGATGGTAATTGATTACATTACAGGTTTATTCGTTGCTGCAATATTCAAGAGGTCGAACAAGACTGATAGTGGCGGCCTATCAAGCAATGTCGGCTTTAAGGGGTTGATTAAGAAATTTGTTGAGATAATGATAGTGGCGGCCATGTTTAGGCTAGATATTATGCTTGGAATTAAATATTTAAGAGACCTCTGTATTATAGGCTTTGCAGTTAATGAATTGATATCGATAACCGAAAACGCTGGATTAATGGGAATACCATTACCGGCTGTAGTTTCAAAGGCTATTGCAATATTGAATGAGAAAGCAGGTGGGAATAATGAAGACATCACAGACGGGGATTAACCTTATTAAGAGTTATGAAGGTTGTAGACTCACAGCTTATAAGGCTGCAGCAACAGAGAAGTATTACACCATTGGATATGGACACTACGGATCGGATGTATCAAAGGGTATGAAGATTACCCAGGCTCAAGCTGACGCTTATCTAGTCTCGGATCTAGCTAAGTTTGAAGCAAAGGTAAATAAGTATCAGTCAAAGTATAACTTCAATCAGAACCAGTTTGATGCTCTTGTATCATTTGCTTATAATGTGGGTTCAATTGATGGACTCACAGCTAATGGAACTAGAAAAATCGCTCAGATTTCCGCTAAGTTTAGTGCATACAATAAGAGCGGTGGAAAAGTTCTTGCTGGACTGAAAAAAAGAAGAGCAGCTGAAAAGAAGCTTTTTAACACAGCTATAACTAATAGTTTTATCTATGGTGGTGTAGATATGAGACCTGTATTTGATGCCACTTATTACAGCAATAGGTATTCTGATTTAAAAGCTGTATATGGTACAAACGCAGCACAACTCTTTGAACACTTCAAGCTTCACGGAATGACAGAGGGTAGACAGGCTATTGATACATTCAATGTAACAATCTACAGAGCTAGATACTCTGATCTGCAGAAGGCATTTGGTAGTGACTTACCAGCTTATTACAGGCACTACTGCACTAACGGTAAAGCTGAAGGCAGAACTGCAGTATAGCCCAGAGGAGAATATGATGGAAAAACTGTTTATCACAATTAGACATATGACATCAGACAGCAGAATGATACATCTTAATACTGGAGAGCCTCAATACAAGATAGACCAGTTAAAGCGAAAGCTGTTTTTGGCTGAAAATGAGCAACCTAGAGAGGTATGTGAATGGTGGTTTAGATTGTATCATGGGGAAAGGAATAAGGAGGATATCAGGCAGCTCAGAAGACAGCTAGAAAAGGTTTAGACTACAAAAAGTTCACAAATATATTACTAAACCAAATCCACGTTCGTTGTTTTCGAGGAAATAATAATATATAATGTGATTACAGATAGATATTCGAGTTTGGCAACATGTTAAGATGTTGCTTTTTTAGACCGATAATATCTATGAAAGAGATTTGACTTTTAAAAAAATAAAAGTTATAATCTCAAAAGATTGCGACTGATAGTTTTATAATTACTAGTTGCAAGAACGTAAAATTTGCTTTACAATATTTCCACTAATACTGGAAATTAAATCGGGTGCAGCTCCTGATTTCTCCGCTGCGGAGAGTTTAAATATGAGCAGAAAAAATTAGCTGCATGAGAGAGCTCTGGTAGTCCCAGGGCTCTTTCTTTTTGGGAGGAAAAATGTATACAGCTGAGGAATTAAGAAACCTAACAGAAAAACCTAGGATTAATGATATATCGCTCAATATCCTTCAGGATTACTATAAGATGTATCTGATGCCTTTTATATACAATTATGAAGTGCAGGACGGAACAGCAAAGCAAACAGTGGAGCTGATGTTTGATAAAGAGAATTTCTGCCATTTACTAGGAATAGAAAGCATAGTAAAGAATAATGTGCGCATGAACGAATTGCAAAATTACAAAGGTTTGAGAGGATGGCAAAATATCGAAGATGAAGCAATTGATTTTAGTAGCCTGAAAAGTATCAATAAAAAGAAATTTCAGAGCGTAAAAGCTAAATATGTATTCTTTTACGCCATACCAAACATTTTGGAATCACCCATTGCCGTTAGATTCAATCCAGAAGATGTTGATCCGCCAGTACGCATCCAAAGTGAAATACTGTTCTACAACAAGATAGACAATGCAGTTGTTCACCTTGGTATTGATAGAGAAAATGGAGAGCGCTGGTATTACCCAAGAACATTTTTTGTTGAAAAGCTCAAAGATGATAATATCGATATTTATATAGAAAATCAGCAAAAAATAGAAACTAAAAAGATAAATCGCACAATTTTGCTGTAGAACACAACAGGCTGGTTGCACCGGTGCAACCACATCTGATTTGCAAGCTTTAAGCGAAATGCGTGATATGGTGTGGGATGAACCTCTGCAAGCACCTAAAATACGCTGTTTGTACTATGTCTTTTAATCAGGTTGTCGGGAGTTCGAGCCTCCTCAGCCTCAGCAATGAAAGCCTTCAGATTCGTCTGAAGGCTTTTTCTTGCAAAATAAATAATAGCACGTTATTATTATTATGAACTGGGTGAAAGCTCTTTGGTTCACCGTAGACGGGAAGAATTTCCCGTCATTTTTTTAAGTGTCTTTAAATTGGTACATACAGTTAATGCATAATAAAGTCAATGGTGTGATTACTATCTACTAACAAATTGATAGAATCAATTTAATTATGTAAGGAGTTTCAGTAAATGGCAAAGAAAAAAGAATTACCAATAACATCATCCGCTGCAGAATATCTTACATATATAGCCTCTACTGGTGATGTACCAGAAAGCTTTGAGATGCGATATGAAGATGAAAATATATGGTTGACTCAAAAAATGATGGCAGCCCTCTATGGCGTAGATGTAAGGACTATTAATGATCATATTCAAAAAGTATATTTGGATGGTGAGTTATCAGAGGGAACAACTATCCGGAATTTCCGGATAGTTCAAACCGAAGGGAGTCGCCAAGTAAAACGCGAAATATTACATTATAATTTGCAATTAATTATCGCTGTTGGATTTAAAGTTAATAATGATCGTGCTGTAAGATTTCGTAAATGGGCTGGTCAAATTGTTAAGGACTACACTATACAAGGCTGGACCATGGATAAAGAACGATTGAAAAATGGTCATAAATTTACGGATGAGTTTTTTGAGCGTCAACTCCAGCAGATTAGAGAAATCCGTCTTTCGGAGAGAAAGTTCTACCAAAAGATAACTGATATTTATGCAACATCATTTGACTATGATAAAGACGCTAATACAACAAGATTATTTTTTAAGACAGTACAAAATAAAATGCATTATGCAGTTCATCGTCACACAGCTGCTGAAGTAATAGTAGAACGTGCTGATGCAACAAAAGAACATATGGGGCTAACGACCTGGGAAAATGCTCCTGATGGGAAAATACTTAAAGCTGATGTTACTATAGCGAAGAATTATTTGTCGGATGAAGAGATGAATTATTTAGAACGGATAGTATCTCTTTATCTTGATTATGCTGAACTTCAGGCGCAGAGACATATACCTATGAGTATGGAAGATTGGGCAAAAAGACTGGATGGGTTTCTTGAGTTCAATGGAAATGAGATTCTCGTAGGGCCAGGAAAGATTACAGCAGAAGAAGCAAAACTACATGCAGAAACAGAATACGAGAAGTATCGAATAGTTCAAGATAGATTATTCCAAAGTGATTTTGATAGATTTTTAGAGCTTGAAGAAGAAATAAAATAACATGTCGAGACTTGAGTCGAGACCAAGATTTGCAGAGACGTCAAATTCCTTTCTTTCTGGTTTTTTCAGGGCTGAGTGAGCGTTCGAGCCTCCTCAGCCTCAGCAAATGAAGTCTTCAGATTCGTCTGAAGGCTTTTTCGTGTTGTAATAGGTGTTAAGGTTTTGAAAGTTTTTGACATATGTCAATATAAATGATATATTTTAATCTGACATATGTCAGAAAATGGAGGGATAGTTTTGCCTAGATTACCAAAGCGTAGAAAAATTAATAGTTTTCCAGACCACTATAGTTTTGTGCCTGAGAATACAGATGCTCTAGAGTTTGAGACTGTGACCTTATCTCTTGATGAGTATGAAACAGTTAGACTATTGGATGCAGAGGGCATGAATCAGGAGGAGTGCGCGGCTAGTATGGGTGTGTCACGTACAACTGTGACTGCTATGTATGAGAGCGCTCGAAGGAAAATTGCAAAAGCATTGGTAAATGGAATGCGTATTCGTATTTCCGGTGGTAATGTGGAGATGAATCCTAATCCAGAGTTTTCTGATATAAATGTAGAGGTAAAAGGAGATAAAATAATGAGAGTAGCAGTAACTTATGATAATGGAAACGTATTTGGACATTTTGGAAGAACAGAAGAGTTCAAGGTATACGATATTGAGGATGGCAAGGTAGTTAACTCTACTATTGTTAGCACAAATGGAGAGGGCTGTGGCGCTTTAGCTGGTGTTCTTCGTATCGCTGATGTAGATACACTTATCTGTGGTGGTATCGGTGGCGGTGCTGTAATGGCACTTCAGGAGGCTGGCATTAAGCTTTATGCAGGAGCTTCTGGAAACACAGACGAGGTAGTAGCTTCATTTATTAATGGAACACTTGCTGCTGTTGGTGAGGCTAACTGTAGCCATCATGATCACGAGCATGAGGCAGGTCATACTTGCCACCATGGTTCATGCCATCAGTAAGATTAAGATTTTAACAATAGTTTAAATAATAGGAGAAATCATGGAAAAGAAGTTAGTAGTAGTTTTCCCTGGAGTTGGGTATCACAGTGATAAACCATTGCTTTACTACACAAAGAAAATAGCAAAGAATTATGACTACGAAATTCGTGAAGTGAAATACGATATAGCAGAGTTTAAATCATCTAGAGAGTTTGATGCCAAAAAGGCAATGGCTGCCTTGGATGCTGCTTTTTTGCAAGTGGATAAGACACTTAAGGATATTAACTTTGAGCAGTATGATAGAGTTATTTTTGTGGGAAAAAGCATTGGCACAGCCCTTATGGCTAAATATGCTATGACATACGAAATTGACGCTGAAATGATTGTTTATACACCTATACCAGAGACATTTGCATTTTTA